TGAAACAATCCTGACCGGAGGCATTCCCGATGCGGTTCTTGATCCTGACCTTGCCGATCTTCTTAACAGCCTGCGCGACTGAAACGACATTCATCACGCCAGACATTCCAACAGAGACGCTAACGCCATGCCCGATCAGCGACCGCAAGGTTTCTACGGTCAATGAACTGGCGGTTCTGGCAACCGAACATCTTGAAAGCGCGACATGCGCCAACGGCAAAATCGAGGTAATCGCAACAATCCTGAAGGGATAAAACCATGCGCCTGATATACCTGACCGCCCTAGCCATTTTCATAAGCACCGCGGCGATGGCTGCGCCCAAATGCGGGCCGTCTTTGCAGCTATTGCAGGCGCTGGACAGGTACGGCGAAAGCATCCACGAGCAGCATCAAGGGCGCGGCGCTGATGGCCTGCCCGTGGATTGGGTGCTTTGGGTCAACGCTGGCACGGGGTCTTGGACGCTGACAGGGACGCGGGGGCCGATCACATGTGCTTTTCTGGGCGAAACCAGCGGATATGCGGGCCAACGCATAGCCGACTTCCTGCAAGACACACCAACCTAGCCTAAAAGCAAACAAAGCCGCCCCTGCCGTTATGGTGGGGGCGGTTTTTCGTAAAGCATCAGTCAGTCTCCTTTTGTTTTGGCAGCCATATCAAGTAGCGACCACACCCAGCGCATTTCAACTGCCGATGTGTCTTGCTCATTAGTTTCGCCCACGAGTGCCATGCTAAGTAGTCCTGCGGCACTTCCGTATGGTGGATGCGGTCTGGGCAAAGAACTTCATGAGCCATCAGTCAGCTTCCTTGTGTTGTGGGCTAAACGCCCGTTTGCACTTTCACGGTTCGTTTGCGGTGTGTTCTGGGCGCGTTAGTCGGTATCCCTTCACTTCAATAAGGGTCATAATCCACGCAGAGCCAAAAGATGTACCCGCCATGGCGCATAGGAGTGGATGCCAGTCAAACACGCCAGCGACTAGAATGCTAATCGCTGTAAGCGCCCACATTTTCAGTACATACTCCATCAGTCAGTTTCCTTTTTCTCTAAAACACCAAGCGCATTTGTTGCGCACTTATCCAGTGCGACAACCTCAGACACCATCGAACGGAACACCTCTTCGGCAACATCAAGATCATCGCTGTTGATTGACCCAAAAATCTTTGGATAGACCTTTTTTGCAGCGGCCCTGATGACCTCACTGGTAAACGCCTCATCAGCCATCAGTCAGCCTCCCCCGATAGCGCTCTGTTAATGGCCGTGATGCGCTCATGACGCGCTCCGACTGCCGCGCCCCAAGAGGTCGCCGCTTCATTTTCTGCAATCAACGTCTCGCGCTCTGCGATCAATTTAGCTTTCTGATCTTCAGTCATCAGTCAGTCTCCTTTTTGTCGTATGTCGCGGAATAGCATCATTTTTTTGCCCCCGTTGGTTTTGCCACCCTGCCAAATTGGCGCTCGACAGGGTGGCGGTCTGGGGGTTTGACATTTACATTTTCACCCGCCCGTTGCGGGTCGTCTGTTGCCACTGGTAGCCGTGGCCGCTTTACCCCTGCTGGGGATTGGTTATGGCTGTTATTCCTTGTCACCAACAACAGCAGCCTTGACCGCCCACATGGACGCTTGCTCAAGCTGCGTCAGCGCAATACTTTTGCGGCGACCATTCGGCAAAGCCTCGACCAGTTCGGCCAATTCATTTGCCTTTGATTTAATAGCTGCAACATCAGCGTTGCCGCTTGGGTTGAAGTTTGGGTTTGTTACGGACATTTTTTTCTCACTTTTTCCACTGAAAGCCGTGGCCGCTTTACCCCTGATGGGGATTTATTATGCGTCAGAGGTCAAAAGGTTTTTGGTCATGGCCTGCGATCCGGCACGAAGGGGCTGCATCACATCGTCGGGCAGGCTCAACGTATTGCCTTCGTCGATCACATCCGCCAGCTTGCGCTGCCACTTCGCCCGTTCCGCGTCAGCCGCTTTCGGGCGTTTCTCGATTTTTTCCATGACGGATGCAAAGGCTTCTTCGGGTGTATCAAAGACACCACCGCCGATCCTTTCGTTCATTTGAATGTCAATATAAGCGCCCGTGCAGCACCATTTGCCACTGTCTAAAAGAGACAACGTAAGAGGTGTGAAGGGCTGCTTTTCCAACTTATCGACAAGCGCGGCATTAGCGCGATCAAGGGCTTTGTGCATTTCTTTCGGTGTCATTTTTGGTGTCCTTCTTTTCTATTCAGCATGGGTTAGCCTGTCAGCCCCGCCAACTTTGCGCCCTTGTAGAGGGCTTTGGCATCGCGCATTTCTGCGACAGTGCAGCGGTGGTCGATCAGGCTTTCTATGTCAGCCGCCATCTTGCGCAGCGCCTCAACAGGTGCGCCGTCCTCACTGTCAGCAGCCCGAACAGCCGCATAAACGGCGTAATTGAGCGAGTGCATCGCATAGTCGTAGGTGGTCATTGCATTTCCTTCCTTGCTTGCTCATGGGCAATCCGGCCCAGCTTGTCGGCCAGTTCTTGCAGCGCGATGTGGTCAATTTCACCCGCACCCGCTTGGCGCAGAACAAAGTGGTCATAGGTGAGGCGGCAAACGGCGCGGCTGGAAAGCATCAACATCTTTTCGGTGGCGGTTGCCGTGACGGCGCGGGGTATGTCGCGGAGCATCATTGTTTTGCCCTCTGATCTGTCAGAAGGTTTTCGGTCATGGCGCAGGTGACGCCCCGCAGCGGCGTGACGTATTCATCTGCAATGCCTTTTTCTGCGGCATAATCAATCGCGTTGGCGACCCTTTTCAGATATTCGCGGGTTTGTGTTTCTTTTTGGGATGGCAATGCGGCGATGAAGCGGCGGGCTTCTGCAAAAGCATCGCTGGGGTCAATGCCGCGCAAAAACTTTCCATCGCCAACAATGCCAAGTGTCCCCGAACCATATTTGGCTCTCAAGTAAACTGTAAAGTTGCCTCCGTCACTAATAGAGAAGTCTGCGCTTGGCGTGACAACGCCTTTTTCAGTCATTTGCACGACCAGCGCGGCAAGTGCTGTTTGAATTTCTGTGATGTTCATTGGTTCATTCTCCGAGTTTCTTGAATGTGTTCAAATCCAAAGCGTAAAGCCCAATGCCGTCTTCGCTTTTTTCGTCTTGGTACGCAATGGCCATCGCCAGTTCCCCCCTGCCGTGCAGGTCGTCAAGCATGTCAGCCACGGCATCAACACCATGCCCCCTCAGCGCTTTCAAAACAGCGTCGGCGGTTACGATGCCGTGCGCGGCGACGTGCTGCACAACGATGCGTTCAAGCGGCGGCATCTCCACTCCATCGGCGGGGAGTGACGCAGGCTCATTCATCACTTCAATGGCAATGTAGTCTGCCGGTTTGTTGAACTGTCGCTTGACGCGAAAGCTGAAATCACTGCCGATAGACAGGTTTGCGTTTTTTGCGATGATGGCAGGGATGAAGACCTCCTCTCCATCATCCGTTCGCGCGAAGCTGGTTTGCGTGTCCAAAATATTCATTACGGTTGCTCTCAATATCACAGTTTTATCCTTCGTTGTTTGACTTGAAAATGTTGTGCAGATCGCGGTTTTCGCAGACCTCTGAATAGACGTCGATGAAGTATTGCGTGATGTCGCGCGCAAAGACACCCTGAATTTGCCAAACTATGACATCGCCATGAGGCCAGAACTTTAGGCTTTCTACCCATTGGTCATAGGCGATTTCGATATTTTCTTGAGCGTCATCAAGGTCAACAATCCGACCACCTTCCACGGCAGTCACCATGTAGGTCACGCCAATTTCTTCAGCGTCCTTGACGATTTTCTTGAGGTCTTCAATAGGGCAATTTTTCATTGGTTTGTTCCTTGTTTTGAGTTGCTGTGGGTATCTTGTCGCATAGATCGTGGGGCGTGTAAAGTTATAATTTTAAAAAAAGCAACCGAGGAGCAAGAAGCCTTGCAAAGGCCGCATCTTTGATGCAGAATGCAGGAACCCACTCTATCCTCCCTGACTAAGCCCGCCGCGATAGCAAGCAACCTTGCAACATTCGCGGCGGGTATTTTTTATTCAGCCAGTTCCGAGGCCAGCGCCAGATACCCGCAAGCGTCAATAAAGCTGTCATCGTGCGCGCCGTTGGCAAGGCGGGCGATCTTCAGGTCAGCCATCATCAAGCAAACTTGCCAAGGCTCAACCTCAAACCCGCCCAATATTTGCGACCAGCGCGCGGCGATGTTTTCAAAGTTCTCTTGCGGCGATCCATAATCAACCTGCCGCTGGCCGTTGATCAACTGGTCGGCTGCCTTCAGCGTCTCGCTTCGTTTCATATCCATGCTTCACTTCCTTTTTTTGCGCAACTCAAACACTCGGCGCGCTTCCTGTTCAACGTATGGCCTGATTTTCTCAGGTATGCGGGCAAGGGCTGACCTTCTGGCGTCAACGCTGCCCAGCTTCAGCACGGCGCAAGCCCCTTTGTATATCTCAAAAGATGCCAGCGACCGGATTGACGGGTCAACATCGCGCATATCAACAGCGCCGGAAAGAACCTTGCGCAAAATGACGCTGGGCTTTTCAATCACTGTCAGCAATCCAATCCTCAAGCGCCTCCCACGCAGCGGCCCAACCAAGGGCAACACACACGAAGGCACCTGCCTTATGGGCTGCCAGTAGGTAATCCTCTTGACCGTCCTGAAAACGGCTCTTTGTGTGGTCTCGCCGCTTTATCTCGCAGACAAACGATCGCCTGCTGGGAATGATCACATCAGACGCGCCTTTGGTCATACCTTCAGCGCTTTTCTTGATCATGCCCCCGAACTGACCGCCGCGCAGTTGACCTTCATTGCGGGGATGCAGCGCAATCACGCCAAGCGTTGTCGGATATTCCCTGCGCAGCTTGTTGAAGAATGTGATCTGCTCATCGCTTTCAAGCGGACACTTGCCGCGAAAATCTGTGTCACCGTAAACTCGGAAAAGTAAATTATTCAGGTTCAACGTCTGCACTCCTGTTCAATGCTATGAGGCGGAAAAAACCGCTGTTTGCGTCCTTGCGATAGGTCACGGTCTTAATCGCTCCGGTTCTGTGCGCCTCAAGAAAAACTGCGCATTCATCCCGTTGCCGCTGCATTTTCCCGTTCGGCAGGAACCAGATCGAAAAAGACCTGTAAGGCGTCACGAAGTCTGCGCGCTTTGTCGGATTGCCAGCCGCAGAAATGCCGTCCTTGACCGCAATGCTGACGACCTCATCGGTTTGGGTTTCGGTTGGCGTTCTCTTCAGCCGCTTGAAGTCAGACCGCAGTTTTTCGTTCGGGTTCACAATTTCAGTTTTGCACTTGCAGCAGTATCGCGCCGAAATGTCGTTAGGCTCTGCACACTCTGGGCAATCCTTTGATGTCCAGCGATAGGAACACCGCTCAAGCGTGCCGTGCTTCCCCGTCATATGCTCTGCGATGCACCGCCTGCCAAAGTGCGCGGGAAGTGGCCCGTATTCGGTCTGCACCCGCATTCCTTCCAAATCCAAGCAGTACCCCGCTTTGTCCACGTTTTCCGTGGCGTGCTTTAAGTTGATGCCGAACTCATTTCGGAAATTGCAGTCAGGGCAAACTGCGGCGATTTTGCCTTCGCCTTCCTTTGGCTTGTCAGCGAGAATGACAGGGTTGTGAACATCGCCATGCGGAAAGTGGTCGTCAATGTTCGAAGTGTAATCCAAGATCAGGCAATCTGCCTTCCCTTCGTACAGCCGCAGGCCGCGACCCATGATCTGCGTCCACAATCCCGCGCTTTCCGTTTTTCGCAAAATTGCAATGCAGTCTACATGCGGCGCGTCAAAACCTGTCGTCAAAACCGACACGTTCACCAGATATTTGATTTGCTGGTCTTTGAACCTGCGAAGGATGCTATCTCGCTCACCCTTTGGCGTTTTCCCTGTCACAATCTCCGAAATCTCAGGCGGCAGGCTTTCCATGATTTCCTGCGCGTGCTGAACCGTTGCGGCGAAAAACAAAACGCCAGCACGGCCCCGACACTGGCTTATCACGTCTGCAACAATATCAGAGGTCAGTCGGCCCTTGCCATGGTAAGCGCGATCGACATCAGATTTGTCGAACTGCCCCCTGCTGTTGACCTGCATTCCTGCCGTATCGTACCCTTCCGCGCCTGCCGAACCAATGACAGGCGGGGTTAGAAAGCCCATTTCGATCAGTTCCGGCGCGGTGATGCGGCTGACCAGCTTTGCAAAAAATGGCTGGCTGATTGTCGCGGGGTCGCAGTTCTTGCCGTCCGGCCATATCTTGAAAATGTATCCGGTTTTCATGCGGTAGGGCGTGGCGGTCATCCCGATCACCCGCAGCATTTCATTCCCCGCCCTCATTTCTCTGATGATGTCTCGCAGCGTTGGCGTGATGCCGTGAGCCTCATCAACAATGACGGCAGCATATCCATCCTTGAAACTGCTAATTCGGTTTTTGACAGTGAGCGGCGAACCAAACACCACGGGATGCCGCAGTTCTTTGGCCCCCGCTGAAGCGCTGAACATGCTGGCCTTGTGTCCGCTTGCAAGGTACTTTTCGCGGTTTTGAACGACAAGTTCAGCGGATGGCGCAAGGCACAGCACCCGCTTGCCTGTGTGCGCGTTGATGTTCTCGGCAAGAGCCGCAATGATGTGGCTTTTTCCCGCCCCCGTGGCGGCTTCGATCAAGCAAGGTTCGATGCTGGTCTTTACGTGCCCCCATGCCGCATCATGCGCTTCCTGTTGATATGGTCTCAGGGTCATTTCAGCCCCCAAAATTGGGAAGGCTTACCGCGATACGGTTCAAGATCGGCGTCGGGCAGCAATTCCTTGATAGCCTTGGCGTATGCGATCGCCCCAGCCCGCTTGGTCAGCGTCAAGTTCCGCCCCGCAATGACGGCGTTTTTCTCGCCACTCATTTCAACCATGCGAGCAAGAATGTCTTTCTGCTTGTCCTTGGCGTTGTCGATGGCGTCCCGAAGATCGTCGTATTCGGCAACAAGACGCGCGGCTTCTGGCGTGTCGAACTGAGCGCGCAACGGCCCTTCAAGGTCGGCCTTGTCGCTTGCTTGGGCTTTTTCCCAAATCTCTTTGAGAATTGGAGCGCTCTCAGCGACCCAATCGCCGTCAAATTCCACACGCTCTAAACGGCTGCCATGCGGAGACCATTGGTAAAAGTCGCACCATGTCCGACCCGTGCAAAGCATTTGAAACTGCATCTGCGCGAAGTAATGCGGCTGATCTGCCGCGCTGGCAAATTCTGGG